AATTCCTTCTGAACACCCTTTTCTGTAGTTCGTATATCCATTTTTTCTGCTACTTCTTTCCATGTTAATTTCTCCATGTAGCGATATCGAATAATTCTCTGAATACGTGGTGGAGCTGTATTGATAATTTCTAATGCCTGCAACTTTGTCTCCTCCGCTTTCTCCTTTCTCTCATTTAAAATTAATCGCTTTTTTCTTAAATGTTCGACTTGTCTTCTGTCAGCACCTTTAATGTTAAAGTTTTTTCCTATGTATGGATACTCTTTCATACTTCCTTTTACTTTATCTGAAGTCATCATTGACTCTTCATTTTGCAATGCTTCAATATCTTCCTCTGTTTCTCTAACAAGTTCGCAGGCATCTACATAATCATTTAAAACCTGTTTTACATTCAAGTCAAACACCTCCTGCTATCTATAAATTTTGCCTGTTTTCATGTCTCTGAGTTTAATCCGACCAAATACTTCAAATCCTCTTTTATTTGCTTCTCTTCTCATATTCTCAACTGTCTCTCTTACGGCATTAGGCGGCTTATCCGCTGCCTTAATCGCATCATGTGCCGTCCGATCTTTATAATGTTCGTGATTTCGTATATTCATCCTACCTCCTATCCGAAAAATTATTTTTCTCTTTATTATCAAATACAAAATATTTATCTAAAAATTCAAATACTATATCTAGATTGTAAGACGAATATCCAATGCTGTAATCAGCTTCTCCAGCTTTTCTGTATTTAATTTCGTAATATGGTTTTTCTTGGCTTCCGTGAACTACAATTTCTGCTTCGACTACGTGTTCCTTATACGCCGCTTCTTCAAAAGGAATTATTGTAGCTGTTTTTGCTTTCTCCATCTCATTTACTCCTTTCTTTACTTTACAAATAAACTGGTTATTATTCCTTGTGCATAATGGTTTTTTGTCAAGTATCTCTTATTTTTCATGTTATTTTGTAAAATTATATGTGCTCATGCGGTCTGATTGGTTCCCAGTGTTTTTCAGCATCCTGTTCAATCAACCTATTGTACCGCTCCACGAACTCTTCTTCGCCTATTTCACCTTTCATGAACCTCTCTGATAAATTCATATATGTATCCGGTTTGATTGCATCTATCCGTTCTTTAAATTCCAACATTCTGGAACTCTTCCTGTTACGCAGCAAGTACCGTCTGTTCTCCCTAATGGGCACTTTTTACAGCAATCAATCCCAGCATTACCGTTACAACTACCACATATTTCTTTTATTAATCTAAGTGCTTCATAAATTTTCTCATAATCCATCTTATGTCTCCTTTCTCCCCGGCCGTAACCGGGGAATAATAACTATTTATTCTCTAAAAATTTATTAATAAAATATTGCTGACCTTTTCCTGTTACCTTCGTAGTCTTAACTATCTTTGTCGAACCGTCAGGATTAGTAATTATTGATTCTTTGATTTCTAAAATTTTAAGTTCCATACTCCGCTGCGTTGGCATATTATGCTCTGACCCACTCCGCTTAATTAAGTAACCGTTGTCTCTCATCCATTGAAACAGCCGCTTCTGACCTATCTCGATTCCATTTTGTTTTAAAATTTTCGCCAACTCTCCAATTAGAATTGATGAATAGCTAGATGTCACGGCATCTGCAAAAATCTCCTTGGGTTTCATGCGATGAATCTCTTTGTCTTTACTCTCAATTATCTTCTGCGCTGCTTTTAATCCAGCAGCCATGATTTCTTCTGGAGTCATACATTCCTGATTCATTATGTACCCACCGTTTTTACGAATAGATGGGAGAACTTCTCCCGTTACCCAGTCAATGAATCTATTTGCAGATGCCTTTCGGCTCTGAAAAATAACTTTATACAAATTAGCCTCATTTACAAAGTTTGCATTTTGCTTTCTTCCTACGTTATCGATGACCTCATTAATAATGACCTCATCTCCATTCAGTCTAGTTTTCAGCTGACTAATATTTTTAATTTCTAAAGCCTTACATATATCCAATAAACAAAACCATGGTTCATTATTGATATTCATAGTTCGTACTTTCCCAAATTCTGCATTTTCAAAAATCATTAAATCGTTCATTTTATCGCCTTTCATTCTTCTAAGTAATTTTTACCAAACATCTTCATAAACTCCTCTCTTGTATATTTCTGTTCGAAAGCTCTTTGTCCATCTTCTCTAAGTAATCTCATCATTTCAGCATTGTTATGTACCGCTTCCTTGCCACTGATATGATGTTCTAGGCAAAGATAAACTTTTAATCCTTCCGCTTCCGACTTGTTTCTGTTCGAACCGCCAAATATATGGTGTTCGTGCACTGCTCGTCTCCACTCTCGCATTGGTTTTAATTTCATGCAGAGGTAACAAGGTTCTCCCTTTTGTTGTAATATACTCGATTTATGTTTCTTTCGTTTTTTCAATCAGGATTCCTCCTCAGATCTACCATTCCTAATTGTTTTAATACTCCCTCTTTGTCTTCATCCATTCGGTGAAGCATTACTCTGAATTTACCAACATTATTTTCCCATATAGCAGACCATTCGTTATAAGTAGGGGTTGTTGGAGCTGTTTCTCCTTTTTCTGTTTCGCAATAGCTACTGTCTACCGCTTTTACACAGGTATCATCTACTAATTTGGTTTCACCAGATGCATCCTGCAATACTCGCAACATTCTGCTTGCGCTTGAAACAGTTAACCAATTTGTCACTTCTGTTGGGCGCATATCCACATATTTTTTTATTTCAAGTGGCAGTCCAGTCTCTAACTGATTACCTGATTCTAAGACTTGATACCGCTGTCCATCTTCTGGAAGCATTCCTGAAAGTGCTACAATATCCCCTAATGTTTCTTTGGGGATGTATTCTTTTAAAAATTCCATTTCCCAGTATCCTGCTGCTATATATAAGCTTTCTGCTTTGCAGGCAAGATAAAGGGTTCTATGCTTATACGCTTCTTTTAATAACTTTTTTTAAAATCTTAGGGTTCAAAAACATTTCGACTCCTTTCTCCTCCGGAATAAACCCGGAGGAATAACAATGGCATATAGCTCCGTATTCGTATTGCGGAACCGTCAACGTGTTATGTAATGTGTATATACAAACCTCATATGAGGTGTGTCCAGCTATTTTTCCATTTCCTCGCTCAGCCAGTTTTCTACGTCTGTAATGCTGTTAAAGGTTAGGTGGCGGCTCTTGTATCCTAAGTGTAATAATTCGGCCACTTCTGGGATAGACATGAATTTCATTTTATCCCAGCGAATGATTGGCTTTTTGTCTTCTTTTAAAACCTCTTCCTCACTTGGGATTAATGCGGGTTTTGGCGATTTTTGCGCCGGCGCAATTACTTCTTTTTTCTGCTCCTTTTCTCCCGTTGATTCCTCTGTGTATCCCATGTTCTTTTCTGTGAGGGTTTCAAGGATATAGTTATCGGTTTCTTGTGCCATTTCACTCTGTTTATGCTCTGGTACAACCTTGTTTTCTTCTGTTTTTCTGACATCTCCACCAGCTCTAGCGTTACTTTGTTCATTATCTCTTCCGCTTCCAGCACTGTCTTGTTTGTTGCTTTCGCTATCTCCCTTAAATCCATCTACATTTTCCTCCCTTGTTGCAGCCTCTTCTAGTTCATATTTTTCTAAGACTTTAGCTGTTATCTCTACAAATTCTGGCCAAGTGATTTCTTTCCCTTGTTCCGGGAACTTTCTGACATTGATTCTATTTTCATGAAACATGAAAATCCATCTTCCTTTTCGGAAAGATTTGCTTCCAGAAGGCGCAATCAACTCGCGCAGATCCTTGGGGTTGTCTTTTACCGCTACCGCTTTCTTTATAATTCCTTCGCTTACATAGAAATCTCTTATAACATCTTCCATGTCGTCTTCTGTTTCTTCTGCATTGATTTCCTTGTAAGAATCCATTTCACCAAATTTATCAAACAGATTATTTCTCCTTCATTTTCCCAAGCATCCAGCTTGTATAAGCGTGTCGTCCTGGTTCTGGCAAGAGCAAGTGATTTTCTGCGATAGAATGAAGTTCTTTCCACTGATCTGCATTAGCAACTGGCTTTCCTTTTGAAGTCATATATCCATTTGCCTCCCAGTTGTCCACATTTTTCTCTAACATGGACAAGATATACACATTTTCAGTGTGGATATGCACTTCACTCTCTTTAGTGAGTCTCTTCATTGCCTCTATCAATGCTCGCAGAACTACGCTGTGATATGTTCCCTCCGCTTCCCCAAACTTTTCCTTCGTCCATATCGCTCCTCTTAAGCTACACTCCAGCACATATCCATACTTACGAAGTTGTCTTTTGGGAGCTTTACTGTCGGTTTCTATGTAGATATGTACTTCCATCATTCCCTCCTTTTCAGCTTTAGTAGCGTATATTCTCTAAATGGATATCCCGTGATAGGATTAACCCCCTCATAAACGGAATCTTTGTCTATGTAATAGCCCCTTGGTACACGAATCTTGTTCCAGGTCTTCCAGTGCATGTACGTTTTCTTCTCCGGCTCTGGCAACGGAAGATTCCTTGATGCATCATGTTCTGACTCTCTTAAGCGTTTATCTGTTTCCGGAGTCTTTGTAAGATAGGCTGCCAAGTCCTTGAACTCACCTTTTTCGTACATGAGCTGACAGATTACTTTACCTTTCTTCCAAGCTTTCCGAAGAATTAAATCTGTATCTGGTATCCTGTTAATAACCAAATGGATGTGCCATGCATTCCTCGTCCCTACTTCAATATTCCGAATCCACTTTACCTTGTATCCTGCTTTTGCATACGCCTTACGAATTTTTCTCAAAGCGTCCGAAAAATCTTTCCCGGCTTCTGCCATATCGGAAGGACGTTCCTCTTTTTTGTAAGTAAGACATACAAAATAATCATTCTCCCTGAAATGCTTTCTCAATCTTCTTCTACATTTCTTCTCTTTATTTTTCTGATTGACTGCTTTCATTTGTGCGGGGGTCAGCTTCTTTTTCTTCTCTCGTTTCATTCCTGGAGAGCGAAGTCTGTAAGTGTGTTTTTCCTCTACCTCTATTGCATTGCCGAGGTTATATATATGTTTCGTATAACTCATATCTGGTCCTATCCTTAATACGTTTATCAAGCTTTATACGGGACTTTCACCCGATTATTTCTTGACATTTTAAATTGCAGATAGTACACTCTAAATAGGTTTTTGGCATGTACCATCCTTTGGTATTTGCTTAAGAGGAGTCAAACATTTGACTCCTCTTTTTCATACAATCACATAATTCTGTTTAATCACTTTGCTTCTTTGCTCTGCATAATTTTCTGCTTCTGCCATCGTTCCACAGAAACACTCTAGTTGTCCGTTCTGCCAGCGAATTATTTTCGCCGGATTTTCTTTATTTTTCTTGGAATACTCCATTTTCCTTTATGTCCTTTGCAATCCACCACTTTAATGCAGCTTTCCGCTCCAAGAGACGCGATGAGGCAGGTTGCAGTTCAAGAGCAGCTTTTGTCTGGCGGTACTTTTGCAATACAAAATTAATTACCATCTTTCATTCCCTCTTCTATTAATTCTTCAAGGTATTCGATGCAACTCTCATACGTTTCACGCTCTCCTTTTTTGCCTGCATACATCCTGAATGCTTCATCAAATCCTTTCGCTATATCAAACTGGCCTACTGCAATATGTACATCCATGCCGTAATTATCGTAGGATAGTAATATTGCATTTCCGGCTTGCTGTGCTAAATGAATCTTACGAAATAAATATTCTGCATCTTCTGCATCTAATGGCATTTCTTCCTTAGGTTCATTCTTTGCACCTAGCATTTCTCGTGTTCGTCTCGTAAAGTCCTCTTCACAAATCAGATACGGTCGTTCCTCTGCTTGCATTGCCTCTTCAAATGCTTCTCTTATCTGTTCATGCATTTCTTTCGGAATCGAATTCTTTACTAACCAAACCGCCAGTTCCAATTCTGAAATGTAATCCATATCATTTCCGGCTATTTCTACAATTTTTCTTGCTAAATTAACTTTAAGCATAATTTTTCCTTCCATTTTTTCTCATCATGAGATATACTTTAAGTGATTTATTTTACTATGCGCCTGTTGGAGTTGCCGCTCCGCAGGTGCATTTTTTATATTCTTCCAAATCTATTCCCTGCGCTTTAGCAAACGTAATGGCATTAATAAAGTAGATAGGTCTTTTCTTATTTCTCCCTGGCAAAGCCTGCGCCCATGAATACATACCCTGCTGAATAGCAAGTGCAAGTGCTCGCTGTGACACTCCCATGATTCCAGCCGTCTCCGTGAGTGTAAGTCGCGGAATCTTAGGATATGGTATACTTGGTTCTTTGAAGTTTTCGTTTCCAAAGTAATCTTCTGGCATCCCTATTGCTGTAGCAATCACGCCCCGCCTCTTCTTGGATGGTATGTTTTTGCCTGATAGATACTGACAGATAGAACTTTTATTTATGCCTGTTAATCTGGATAGCTCTGCCTGAGATATATTCTGTTCTGAAAGTATGTATTTTAACTTTTGAGAAAATGTCATGGTTTCACCTCCTCCCTAAATATTTTTATTGACATTTTTTTACATTTCTCCTATTATATTATCACAGGATGTTGCAGCATCCGAGTATGATAGAAAGGAGAAACGTATGGAAAAATGCTATAAAGTAAGTGGATATTGTCCTAAGCTCGTCAAGGAACTAACTGCATCTGTTACATATATTTTCAACACAGATTGCTGGGAAAAAGGAATCAGTGAACCTCCTTGTGCTAACCCTTGCGAGGGTGGGTGTCCCATTCTTGCCTCTGCTCCAGCCGAGCTTGATAATCTTTAGGCCAAATTGATTCCACACTCCCTGCAAAGCTTGATAACTTCCTCTTTTGGAATCTGTTCAGAAGACACCAATTTCCCTATTGGGATATAATGATGATTGAATGGCTCTGGCAATGCAGGGAGCATTTTGGCATCCAGGGTAACATTGGTTGCTTTTAAAGCAATGCATAAGTTCGGGAGTCCCTGATTCTCATTGTAGCTTTGCGAGAAATAAACTCCTGCTACTCCTTTCAGCTCTTTATCGTCTATAAATACCTTTGTATTTGTGATGCCATCTGTTGTAATCTTTACCTGTGGTGTGTAGGTTTTCTTTGATGCTTTTTCCTGTGCTGTTTCACCAGTTTTTTCAACCCCTGCCGTAACGGCATTGCTGGGTGTTGAATCTTCTAGAAATTCAATATTTTTCAAATGAATTTCTTCTAATGCATATTTACAGCAGTCGAAACTCATTTCGGGCACTAAATCAATGTTGTAGCTCTTTAACACTAAATATAAATGCTCAACGAAATCTGGGAGTTTTCCGTTTAGTACCTGATTTAATCGTATTCCATCTCTGATATGTTTTTCTGCGTCCATTTTGGTTTCATGCTCCTTTCGATAGTTTTTCATTAAAGTACAAATTTATAAATAAGGAGTACGATAAACATCACTGTATATCCCAGTACTGCACTTATAAAATTCTGATTAGATTTTGTATTTCTTAAGCAAAGTGTCTTCAATATCTTTTCAGAGATATTGGTAAGAAAATCATTTATTTTTCTCATTGTTTTCTTTCGCCTTTCCATGTCCAAATATTTTATTGACATTTTTTTACATTCCCTCTATTATATTATTACAGGATGTTGGCGCATCCAAGTATATACGAAAGGAGAAAATTTCATGGATTTATCAACAAAAGTAAATATTGTGCTCTCTGTGCTTTCCTTTATTTTGACTGCCATTTCCATTGTTACTGTTGTAATAACTTTACGTCAGAATAATAAAATGATTGAAAATTCCAGTAGACCTTATGTATGCGTTTATTTTGATTACATGCAATGTGGGGAACCAACTGGCTATTTTGTTGTTAAAAATTTTGGTGCATCTTCCGCTTTTATTGATTCACTTACATATAATGATGTTATACAAAATCATCCAAAATCGCTTGCGGATATTTCAACTATCTTTGATGGTCTTTCTGGAAATTCAATAGCACCCGGTCAAAAATTTCTCGCACCATTCAAGCTCTATGAATATAGGGGCGGTGCTGCAATTTTTGACATTCATTATCATTCTGGTAGGAAACATTACTCAGAGCATTTTGAAATAGCCGTTGATAATTACGGAAAATTAGTAAAACCTCGTTTAGTAAACAAGGAATATCATGCTGTTTCATATCCATTACAGGAAATTTCTGAGCGACTTATGTAATCAGTCCAAAATCAATCATTATCTTGGCCAGTGCACAAATTATCCATGCGATTAGTACTGGCCAGAATAATTTCATACAAATTTTTAATATCTTTTCCTCTATCTTTCTCACCTCCTAACTGCTCTTACGTTCTGGTTCTTGTCTACTTTTTGTAGAGTAACATGGTAAAAAAATATAATCTTGAGGCATATTATAAATTCTCGATAACATTTCCATTTCTGGGATTCGTGGAATAATTCTTCCCTTTTCCCAATTAATTATAGTTTGCTTAGAAACACGCATTTGACGAGCTGCTTCTAATTGTGTCATTCCAGCATTTACTCTTGCTGCTGCTAAAGAGATTTGAATTCCAGCCATTTCTTTTCCTCCTTTCACACTGATTTATCTCTTTGTTACAGTTACATTTTAACTCTACTTTTTGTAGATGTCAATACTTTCTGTAAACTATTTTTACTTTTTGTATTGAAATATTCTACTTTTTGTAATATACTTATTGTAACAAAAGGAGGGATATGATGAGCGATGACTTTTACAAAAAGATTTTTTCGAAAAATCTCAGATATTACATGGAACTAAATCAAAAAGAACAAATAGATATAATTAACGATTTAGGATTTAATAAATCTTCTGTTTCTACTTGGTGCAATGGTACTAGACTTCCACGAATGGATAAAGTTGATGCACTTGCAAAATATTTCGGAATCAACCGTTCTGACTTAATAGAAGAAAGAAAAAATAATACCTCAATATCTTCCTTTATCCAATGTCAGACCAAAGATGAAGAAACCTTAGTCCTTTCTTATAGGGAGTTAAATAATACAAATAAGAAAAAGAGCGTTACCTATACAAAGAACCTCTTATCTACACAGCGCATGGAAAATGAACTCCTCGCCGCCCACCAGCGTACTGATATAGAAGCGACTCCGGAAGGGATACAGAATGATTTAGATATTATGAATGATGATAATTTGTGGAAGTAAGAAAGGAGAATTTTATTGTTTCAAATCATTTATGGTAAAAAGGCTATTAAATTTCTAAAAAAGCAAGATAAGCCTACACAGAAACGTTTGATGACCGCCATCTCCAGATTACCATTAGAGGGTGATATCAAAAAGTTGCAGGGAGTTTCTGGTTATCGCCTGCGTGTCGGTAATTTTCGAGTATTATTTGATGTAAATGGTGTTATCATTGATATTATTGATATTGGTAACCGTGGACAGATTTATAAAGGAGTGTGATTATATGTCTAATGTAAAAGAAAGAATCTTTGGTGCTGTTACTATCATGAGCGATGAAGATGCTGAGAAAGTCTGGAATTTAATTCAGGCAGCATTTTTGCTTAACAATGTAGAAGAAGTTACTCCTGACCCAGAAGAAATCGCTGCTCTTAATGCATACCATTCTGGTGATCCTGATTATCAACCTGTAATGTCTCAGGAAGAAGTTTTAAAAGAACTAGGATTATAGCAACTATTACATGGGAAGGTGGTGTCTCACTTGACATATGAACAGCTTTTAGATGCTGCTGACCAGGAGGGTCTAGCAGTAAAGGAACAACCACTCTCTACTCATGATGGTCTAATCGTAGGAAGCCGCATAGCAATTCGAAAGGATATTCCCACCCAGGCAAAGAAAGCCTGTGTCCTTGCTGAAGAACTTGGGCATCATTATACGAATGTAGGAGACGTATTAGACCAGACAGAGATAGAGAATATAAAACAAGAACGTAAAGCCCGGATGTGGGCTTACAACAAACAGATTGGTTTATCTGGTATATTATCAGCTTACAAATATGGATGTCGGAACTTACATGAAATGGCGGAGCATCTGGATGTTACAGAAGCATTTTTAAAAGATGCCTTAGATGCATACCTTTTAAAATATGGAAAATGTACTGTAGTAGATAATTACATGATATTTTTCGAGCCATTAGGAGTTGTAGATATGAATTATGGAATTGAATAAATGAAAAAGCCCAGTGCTACCAACACCGGACTTTCTCATAGATTACCTGTCAACACGGATGCTGACGTATAACCTAGACTCGACACCTAGATTATACCACAGCATCCTGAATTTTAACAGGGTGTATTTTTTATACCCTTTTTATGGAAGGATGAGTATAATGAAGTTACCTAATGGCTATGGTTCTGTGCATAAGCTTCCAGGGAACCGGAGAAATCCCTGGCGAGTAAGGAAGACTGCCGGCTGGTCTCTTGATAAAAAAACAATGAAATGTAAGCAAGAATATATAACACTTGGCTACTATCCTACAAAAAAGGAAGCTTTGCAGGCTCTGGCCGCTTATAATGAACAACCATATGATTTAGATAATAATCTGACAGTAATGCAGCTATACGAACGCTGGAGCAAGGAATATTTTCAATCTTTGAAAGGTAAATCCGGACAACGAACTATCACTTCTGCATGGGCTTACTGCTCGGATGTATATGACATAAAAGTAAGAGACCTTCGGGCAAGACATATAAAAGGATGTATTGATGATGGCACTGCTGTTGTGCGTGGAGTAGAGAAGACAGCTTCCGCCGGAACAAAGTCACGAATCAAGAGTATATTTAATCTTATGCTTGATTATGCTTTAGAATATGAACTTGTTGATAGAAACTATGCCCGAACTTTTAATTTATCCGATGATATCATTAAAGAGAAAGCAGAAGCCAAACGGCAGCACATTCCTTTTACCGATAGGGAAATGGAAATATTATGGGCGAATGTTGATAAGGTTCTTTACGTTGATGTAGTTCTCATTCAATGCTATTCTGGATGGCGGCCTCAAGAATTAGGACTAATAGAAATGAATAGAGTGGATTTGGATAACTGGGAATTTACCGGCGGCATAAAGACAGATGCCGGCATTGACAGGCTTGTTCCGATTCATCCTCGAATCAGAGAATTGGTTAAGCGAAAATATGATGAGGCAATTCGCCTCGGAAGTGACTATTTGATTAATTGTACAGACAGCCAAGGAAAGAACAGTATTAAAATGACTTATGATAAATATAACTACCGTTTTGAAAGAATCAGAGATACTTTAAACCTTAATCCAGAACATCGACCTCATGACCCTCGAAAACATTTTTCCACAATGGCAAAGAAATATAAGGTTGATGAATATGCCCTTAAGTATATGATTGGTCATAAAATCGAAGATATTACGGAAAAGGTTTATACGCAGCGTGATGCTAGTTGGCTCAAAGAAGAAATAGAAAAAATAGTTTGAAAACCACCGGGATAGCTTTTGTTATCTCGGTTTTTCTATGCTTGAATTTGTGTATTACCGTGTGTATTATGCGTGTATTACTTGTGTATTATTTGTGTATTGTTAGCTAATTTTTCGCCGTTTTTCTGCATTTTGAATGTTCAATTTCTATATTTTTACACAAACAACAAAAGTGGCATAGAGTCTTTATCTATGCCACTTTTGTAAAGTTTTCAATGATTTAAATTTAGAATCTACCTGCTTTTGCGGCTTCTTCTACGGAAACAGAAAAACCTTTATTTATGCGATATTTATGTATAAATGTAGGAATAAAGTATAAATATCCAACCATTGACCACTATTATCTACGTCTATAAAAGCAAAATTAAAAGGGGTTGTGTGTCACAATATTAACCCCTTTTATCTCATTTTATTTGTTAATTAAATACTCCTGTAAATCATCCCTAGCGTGTTTGAGATTCTCGATTCCATTGCCAGTTATTTCGTGATTTATTATCACAAGTAAGCACTGAAGAATCATCCTATTAGATTCCTCATATTCTTTCAGCCTCTTGTTGTCATTATCAAGGAGCTTAGTATGTTTTGATACAGCTGCTTTAAGGTCATCATTCGGTTTTTTGAGTTCTTTAACAATTTTCCACAAACCCCAGAGAGCTGCTATCAATCCACAAATATAAATAATCTGTTCAGATTCGACAGTAAACCCTGTTAATAACATTAGTAATCCTTACCTTTCTTAGAGATTGTCCCGTCAATAAAATTACTAAATGCCTGATGGAAACCAGTAGAAGCAAGACCCATAACAGCTCCGTATACAACAGACTCAATGGACGGTCCACTTACCGCAGCGTTGAGCACAGCACCGAGCACTGCAAGGATAACCGGAATATCATTGTTAGGAATCTTATTTAAAAAAGTCGCATGTTTGATGATGTATCCTACCACCAAGCAAGCGACTAATACTACCAGTACAAAATGTTCAGTTAATGTTGTAAAATCCATAATAATCCTCCTTAAATATCTTCTGCTCCCTCAAACTCAGGAAGAGTCTTAAGGTATTCATAAGCTTCTTCAACAGTCATATTTTCTTCATACTCTTTTTCGTATGTAACAGCTACCTTATAAGGTTCTGTTTCGCTGTTTTCCATATTTCGTCCTGCTGCATCAATATAAGACAATACTGCAATTGACACATGACTATTGATTGTCGACATTACATATAAAATTCGATGATAATTTGTAACCACGCCATTATCCTGGCGGACTTCTTTCTTTAAAGCCATTATTGACCCCTCCTTATGAGAATGTGACTTTTATACTAGCATAAATACCACAGGCACTATTATTCTCTACATTCGTTGTGTTTGCCATTTTAGCAGTTATTTTAATATGGTTTCCGCCATTGCCTAATGTACAGCTGTACGAACTTGGTTTGGCGAATGTCGAAGCTGCTGATCCATATAAGTATTTATTATTTTGTCTAACGCAAAGACCATCGACACTTGCTATTGTCACTGTTGGAGACCCGATAACAGGATTGTTAAGTGGTAACTGGAATGTTACATCTTTACCAGAGTTTGTGATATAACCTCCTACCTGAATAGTCGTATTGAAACTGTCGCCTTTTGTCATATATGGTCTCCATGTGGCATTGGGGTTTTTAAGTCGTAATGTTAATTTATTACCGCCTTGTAATACTGTTTCTCTGCCACCATGACTATATTGACCGTATCCTATTGATAACTTATTATTACCGTCCATGGCTATCAATTCACGATTCGTCCCATCAGTATCTCTCTCAAATATACCAGAGCCGTTTGTGTTTATATAAATATTTTTCTGAACATCAATATGACCATTAGCAGTTACTCCTAAGGCGTTTGACGACGTGCCTTCGCCCGGGCCATTTCCGACGATAAGTAAATATTTATTACTAGTATCAACAATGTTATTCATGCCAAATACTGCTTGATATTCACCATTAGCTCGAAGTCCATATCCATGTGCAAATGATGCAAAACCAGAGGCTCCACTATTCATTCCTCCAGCATGTGACAAATGTCCGGATGCGCAACAAGCATTTCCTTCAGCGTGTGAAGCATATCCAGACGCTTCGCATAGCCAACCTTCAACCATTGAATATAAACCATTTTCTGTTGGCTGTATTCCGACTCCATCGACTTCGTTAAAACTTCGCACACCTAGAGTGTAAAAAGGACCTGTTACTTTCGAGCCGGATGCATTTACTGTGTTACCAATACCAATTGATGCTATAACATCAGTATCATCGCCAACAACAGTATTTTTATGAACTGTTAAACCTGTCGCTTTTACGACTGTATAACTATTTGAAGTATCGCCCAATACAACCTCTTCTCCGAAACTAGCAACGTCGCCAACCCTTAATGTATTTTTATCTGCCGAATTAGGTGAGGTTCCGAAGAACGTAACAGTCTTGCCATCAGCTCCAATATCCATTACTGGCATCGCACTTGGTAATATAATTCTTTTGATAATAGCCGACGGTCTAACTGAATCCTTAATAGCAATAGTGAATTGATATGCTTTTGACAGATCATACGTACCGACCAATACTTGTGGCGAGGTCTTACCTTTTAAGTCAGTTTCATAGACTTCTCCGTCAACATTACATCTCGCCCAAAATATAGTTATAGAGTTTGTTGCACCAGCTACAGTAGCTTGATATGAAGGTGTAAATGTTAATACCGGTTTTTCATCAGCATTTCTGTCTACAGTAGCAACCACATCAGGAGGCGAATAATGATATATAGTTACCCAATCCATTCGTGAATCTGAGCGACCGCGACTATCAGTAATTTCTATTTTAAAGAACCATCGTGTATACATTGCCGTTGGATCATTGCAGGCAAATGTACCGACATCGAATGTAACCGCTGTATTTGTCGTTCCAGATACTGCTGGTACGTTTTGTACATAATCGGTATCTTTAATAGTAAATTTCACTGTCTGACTAGCACCATATAATCCTGGAACGTTGATTGTAAATGTAAATGAAGTAATACCGGCAATTGCTTTATTATTAAACCCTGTATCACCAACATATTGAAATGTACTAGATGGCTTAATAGACGCTTTTAATTTAAGTGAAATGGTCGCGTAGTAAGTCATTCTACGTCCATTACTACTTTCAATAGCGACCTTAAGTGTTCCTTGGTCACTCTTCGTCATTAATGGCGCAAAAATTGCTGTCGTAGGTGTCCAAGTATATTGGGTAGCTGTAAGTCCTGTGGCTACTGTTTTTGATGTTGTTACTCCATCGCATATAAAATCGTATTTAAAAGAATATGTGACATCATTCGTTGTCATATCTATCTTAGACATTTTAAATGTTCCGGCGGTATCTGTTGTCATTTCTTTTGGATAATCGTATAAAGCATAATAACCACCACTAGCCATTTTGACCCCTCCTTTCAAATTAAAAAAAAGACCCCTCACATACAAGGAGGAGCCTTTTGTATTAATTGATTATTTATTAAGATCACCAGGAACAAACAGCGGTTTACTCCATCGTCCTTCGCACTTACCAAATATTGGTTTAACTCTGATATACCAATCAAGGTGGGCAACTCTATCATAAAATCCTAAACCACCGCCGAGCCAATAACCATAGTTTGTGCCTATCACATATTCGGTACCACAACCGTCAAAATTCTTATTACTACTTCGCTGAACTTTATACTTAGTCGCCCCTTTAACGCCGTTCCATTCATAATTAAATTTTCGTGATCCAACTCCAATATAGTTATGCGTCAGCTTAAGCTTAATCGGCTTATGTAAACGAGAATTAAGGAAATTCTTATACTCCTGTTGCCATTCAGTTGTGTGTCTTGTCGTTTCTTTAGCGTTAGCATTCGCTGGAATGATTGACAATACTAAGAGAAATGTTAATAATAACGTGATAATACTTTTCTTTTTCATAATATGTACCTCTTTTTTAAACAATCGTTAAACTGAAATTACCATTAGGTCTAGGGGTAAATTGAAGGTTACCTACTTTAAGTGTGGTGTGAATTTCTCCTTCGTTAATATTAAACTTCTGACCTGTGATCCATGCTGTTGCATCCGGATCTGGGGTAACTTCTTCGTCGCTAGTTCCTTTAAACTGAATTGCGTCATTACCAATTTTAAGTTTTAAATCACTCGCTGATTCACCTAAGATGATATCTCCATTTTGAAGTGTGATGTAATCAGTATGATTAGCTACATCAGCTTCATCAGTTCTAATTAACTTATTAAAGTTAAACTGCCAACCGTTGATGTTTTGAATCATTGTAGTGGATGAATCTATGTATGCGTTTAAGTTATTCGAAAGGGTGGCAACCTCAGTTTGCGATGCTTTTAATGAGATTTCAGTCTTATTGCTTTCGATTTCAGTATAAGCATCGTCAACACGAGTTTTTAATCCATTCACTGTGTTGTTTGCAGTATTGGCTAAATTATAAGCCTCCTTAGCTGCTTCATAGCTGCTAGATTTAGAGACTTCAGAATACTTAATCGCTCCATTGCTCATAACTGTCTGATCAACAGAATATAAAGTCATAGTAGAGCCAGAGGTATATGACGGCTCAGTCTTACTCCACTTACTACTAATAGCAGCCCCATCTGCTGGTTTGGACGGAGCCGCTAAAGTTGAAGATTGAAGTAAGTAATACCGGGTTACCTTGTCAATGTCTATGACTTTATATAATGTTACACTACATCTAACTTTTACAGCCATAGACTAACACCCCCTTATCAACCCTCAAGCTGGAAATAATATGACGCAGTATTTGTTACATCGCCTGCCGAAACGGTAATGGACTTAGCTGTGGCGATAGCAGTATCAGATCCAACTTTGTACCATTTAACCGAACCGAGAGATCCACAAACGCCCGCATCTGTAATAGTCTGTTCTACAGATCCTTTCCATACATGAGCTGTAAGGACTGTAGATCCTGTATTGTTTTTGAATATATTACCGTTAGATAACGTGATTGTACCTGTTAATGCGTCTGCTCCGGCGGCACCGGTTGCTCCCTGTTTGGCAACACTGTATTGGGTTGCAGTTCCACCGTTTGTATAAGTAAATACAGTCTTTGTCCAGAGATACTGACCCGCTGATACTGACGGTGGTGTAGACTGCCATCCACTTGTTGGTGCTGAGGTGTTTGAGGATGATGCTGCATATGTAATATCAGCTTTGGAAATACCATTACCTGGTGCGCCAGTATTTCCTTTATCTCCCTGATTACCTTTGATGCTTCCGGCATAAACCCATTTAGCTGTCTGAGCATTACCCCCAACCGTACATTTATATGTATAACCAGTTGATGTGTTAAGATACATATCGTTTACACGGGCATTGGCTACACCTGAGCCAGTGAATGCCGTTGCTGTTGTAGATGTACCAGTGATACCAGTGCCTGAATACCACTGAGAACCAACTGTACCGGTAGCTCCCGTTGAACCCTGTTTAGCTACAGAGTAACTTACTGATGTGGTGTTATCAGTATAGGTTGTAGTAACCCTTGTCCATAAATACTGCCCCTGAGTTACACTCGGGATAGTTGTAGACCATCCGCTTGTTGGTACGGTTGTATTAGACGCGGAACCAACATATTCAGCCACAGGAGTTCCTTTAATACCTTTACCAGTTGCTCCAGTATTACCTGTTCTAGCAACAGCGAATGAGAATTTCTTATTCATTGTAATTCCATCAACTACGACAGGAATTGTTGCTTCGCATGCTGCATTTACTGTGGCTGTTGTTTTGAATGTAATTTTAACTTTTGATGTACCACTATTTTCTACAGTAGCTGTAATTCCCGTTGGACAAACGATGTCCGCCGCATTTACTGATACAGAAGCACACTGATTTGTACCACAGTATGCGACAGCTTCTGTTGCACAAGTCTGTCCTGATCCAACTCCACCAGTTCCACCAACAAATGTATATGCCTCACTTGTGAGCATGACCGAATACGCGTCGGTTACGTCAATAATAGTTGTTTGAGCAGTAGCTTTAATTGCCATGTTATTTTCCTCCTTATTCATCAGTTATTAATTCGCATTCAAATGAAACTTGAGCATCTACGTCATCCGGTGATAATACAAACTTAAATCCATCGTCTCTAAATCTTGAATCAGAGGAAGATATAATACCGTATTCAGCCTCATCTAAGCGTAACCATTTCCATTGAAGATAAGCGTTTTCACCATATACTTCTTTCATCGTCGCTGCTTCGGTTATACGCTGTTTACCGTGGTATATCGTAATATACAAGACAGTAGATACTTTGTTGTTTTTGAATGTTACTCCTCTTGTTGAGTTTAGTGTCATAAGTGTCGTAATCTCATCTCGAACCTCGTCTACATCGTCTTTTGTAGCAACACTCTTTGATGAAATTTTCAGGCTAGATGCCTCAATATTTAATTCACCGGTTACCGTATTGAAATCGAATGATGAATTCTTACCTGTAAGTTTGAAACTTCCGTCAGCATAAGCCTGTAGTGGAGATTCCTTCTTACCAGTAAGCGCACCATCGCCCATCCCAATACCAGTGGTAGAAATATAAATACCACTGTTAGGATCTTTGATAGATTCCTTACCACTGTAAATAGCGTTACCATTCATATCAAATCCAGCGATCTTAGCCTGAAAAGCTGACAAGTCCACAACATCAATTGAAGCTGCCTGAATCTTCTGACTATTTACGTCAGCCTCAGATACGCCATTCGCTATGTTAATAGCCTTAACAATCGAGTCTTGACCATCTGGACCCGTAATTACAAGTCGATCAGTCTTAATCGTTCCCGCAGTAATTGTGTCTGCATTGATGGACTTAATCTTGGCCGCCTCAATTGTCGCATCAGCAATCTTAACATTCGTGATAGCGCCATCATGAATCGCTGCTTCACCAATAGAACCATCTTTAATAATTCCATTTTGAATCCAAGCGTTATTAACGTTAGCAAGGTCAATATCAGCCTTCTTAGCAATGAGTTCATCTGTTGTAATCTTACCTGCTTCAAGGGTACTAATCCTAGCTGTGACAGCATCAAGATCGTCTATGTTAGCTTTGTTTGCATTGAGCACATTAATGTCAGCTTCGTTAGCATCCAATCGTCCTTTGATAGTGGCATCTTCAGCTTTAAGGTTTGCAATTTCAGCATCTTTAGCCTCGAACTTCTTTACCGTAAGATTAACAAATTCACCATAAGTAGCCGACAGATTATTAATTTGAGCGTTCGTAGCGTTAAGATTAGTAATTGTCGCATAAGTAATCTCAGCAGTGGAGGCATCTAGCTTATCAGTTTTTAACTGCTGGATTTCGCCTTCTGCCGCAGTAAGCTTCCCGGTAATTGTTACATTCGTCGATTTTAGATCAGCAATCTCGCCTTCACTGGCTGTAATTTTCTCTCGAATTGTTACATTCTCGGAAACCAGAGTATCAATCCTACCCGACTGTGCTTGGAGATCTTTAACATCTGCTTTATCAGCTACGATTATTTCAACAGTAGTAACCTTGTCAGCAACCTCTTTAACACTATCTGTTCTGGCTGCTGGAGAAGATACGTTACCAATAACTGTAGCAGAATGCTTTAAAATATTAACAAGAACTCTTTCCCCAAGCTCAGCATCAACTGCCGACACAATAGGGGTTAAAGAATCAGAACCATCCAGTTTAACATACCTAGAACCACCATATTCTACGATTGTTCCATAAATGGGTCCAATGCTTCCGGTGTCTCGTTTACTATCTTGTTTCATGACATCGACGAACTTAGCCACCAGATCACTAGATAGATTCATAATTCATCACCCCCATAATTTTGCTGTAAATTTTGCAGTTTCAGTTACTTTACATCCAGACGAACAATCAATAGACTGCTTTATTACTTTAGCTTTAATGCCGTTCATACCAGCTCGTTCATAATTAAGTCGTACACAATCACCAAGTCTGACCGGACAATATCCGTGTGAATATGAAATTGTGTACTCGACCGAGGATAGACTCTTGAGAAGTCTTTTGGCATATTCTTCAAGTTGAGCCTTTGTCGGAACACCAGTTAAATCTGGATTGGTGTCTCGATAAATTATCTCTCGTCCTCTATTGATTATTGACGTTGGACTATTTTCGTCGTTATTCTCCACTCGAATGTTATAGTTAGCGCCATTACCGGAATACACTACTTCAACCACATTTGGCACACCATATAAATCACGATCCATAGATATGTCTGGATATAAAATTGAGCTGTTTCCATCATCATAAGGCCACACTGGCTGAAGAGATTCGATATCCTGATCTGGAACAAATATAAGTCTACTCAGTTCATCTAAACCAAGACTGTACTTAGCATTTGCTATCAGGTCAGATACAAATGTTAACCATGTGTCGTCTGTGTTAGCAACAAAATCACTATATAATTTCTCAGAGTTAGTTGTCTTTACGACAGGCGCTCTCATATGCTCTCGAGAAATAATATATGCGTTCTCCATAACATTCGCATTCTTTAGTATTGAATATCCGAGTGGAGGCGGATTCTCTTTAAGTTCCAATAACGGAGTATAAGCGTCCATTGTAATTTTCTTAACCTTACCATCAAACGATGTAGACGGAGTCTGGACAAGAAATGTTCCCAACGGATGCTTCTCTCTTTTTCCATTTTGAATTGTTATAAGGTAAATACGAACATAACATTCACCAAGAGACTCGGTGGCCTCAATAGAAGCCGAGCCGAGTGTCTCAGAGTCACTATCACGTTCTATAGTGCTCTTTGTAATTGTTGTTATTCTTTGATCGTCTCGCCATGTTCCTGGGTCAACCGTATAATACTCGAAGGTTTGTTGCATTGATTCGCCCCAATTAGGCATATCAAACACCTCCTTCAACTCTCGTAATTTCAAGTGTTACTGGTATTGTTAACTGACGATGTGTCTGACTCATAGAGACAGATATGTTTGCCCAATAACCAGTTCCAGATGGTTCACGTACATACACATCTCCAGTCCAAACCGCTAAACGTCTTAAAGCATACAAAGTCTCCTCATCGTTTTTAGGTATTTCAACCTTCCATGATGCTGTCTCACCCAACTGAGTACCGTAATAACTTACTGGCCTCTTCCTACCAACGTATTTCACAAGGGATACATCTATATCATTCTTGTCGGATACGTCAATATTATACGGAAGAATTACTCTCGATCCACTCCATGTTGGTTCGTCGGGAATCTCATCAACATTAATTTCAGATGTGATAAGATTACTCCATGATTCATTCCACTGAATAATCACAGAAGATTCCGATATCGGATAGCCTGGGAGATCTACATAGCTAACTGCGCCAGTAGCTTTCGAGGTAACGACAATACGATACCTACCGTAATCCAATGCTGGATGCGGATCGGTAACATATATATTACTTGTGTTGTCAAGATTCGTCGCTATCTCGATAAATTCGCCGTTATAATCTCGACGATAAACGCCAAGCGTTACGCCTTCTACTAATATTTCAGGAGTCTCTTCTTCATCTTCATCAGAATCAGATGGAGTCTCTGTAATTTCTTCGGCTGTTGTTTCTGGTGTTTCTTCGTCTGGAAAATATTCATCAGGAGTGGTGAAACAATATGGCCTTATCGAACACGAATAAGTATCTTCGTTATAGATGATCTCAGCATCTGGACCATATTCTTCTTCAACCCAGTCAACAGTAAATTCTAATTCAGCTTCAGCAGTTAACCCGGAATTCATAGTGACGATACAATGAACTTTGTATGTCTTGCCATTTTCTAAATCAATATTATTCGCAGATAATTCAGCGAGTAATTGAGTCTTTATATCGAAGAATTTAGAATATACTTCCTCATTCGCACTCACAAATTTCTCATTACCTATCTGATCTTCAGTCTCGTAATCTTCCGTAGATACAACGGTTAGATGGTATCCGATAGGGGATTGAGACTGTGGTCCAGGTATACCTTTAACATACAAAGGAAAAGACGATAATGCTTCAATATCCTCGTCGTTAGTGTTTGTTAGATGTAATTCAAGTGTCGGCGGAGCATAAATATCAATAGTTCTCTGAACAGACCAATCACCATACACTCCAGTAACACCTGCTGTTCTAACTCGCCATTGAATCGTAGCTCCATCACTATATGCATTCGTATCAATTGTGTATTGATATGTTGTTTCCTCACCCTCATCTTTAGGCGTATAAGTAAAATCTTTTGGACTCTTATCAACACCATTTACACGTAATTCTAAACCAGCTTTTGTTGCTTTAGATCCGTCGTTAGTATTATGTACCCAATATAAAATCACTTTCTCACCAACAATTGCTGTTGTTGATGATGACCAAGTTGTCGGTGCTGCTGGTTTCTGACCAACTTTACAAGATTTTATAGGAGTCCATCCCGATTTTCCTTGCTCGTTTACAGCTCTTACTCTGAAGAAATATTCGTCACCATTATCAAGACCAGAAATAATTGCTGTAGTGCCGACCTCTATAGTCTTACTTGAAACTTGCTCCGAATTTGTATTAAAGTATGCTTTATTGATCGTATACTCTACTTCATATCCGGTGACATTTGACACTGTAGACCATACACATTTAATTTCTGTGGTGGAAGTCGCTTCCAAAGATGTTATGGATTTTGGTGCATTAGGTATAGTCGTTACTTCAGAGGAGAAATCAGACCAATCACTGTATAAAGTGCTAACAACTTTCTTGTTTTTATATATCTCACGAATAGCTCGACATTTAACTTTATACTTTCCTCCAGCATCAACATTCCATGAATAAGAAGCCGTCCTTTGAACAACATTAGCTTTATCCTGCTTAAAGACTTTACCGCTGTTATTCTTGACAACATAGAATTCAATCTTTGTTGGTTTGTTAACACTGGTATCTAAGTTTTCAACTTTAGCTGTTAATTTGTACTTATTCATCTCAAGTGATGGCACAGATGGTTGGTCTGGTTTCTGACTTTTACTGAATTCAACTATTTTGTCTTTTGACCATTTACCAGTCCAATAATGTACATCTTTGGTTGTCTTCTTTTTCTTTCCTTTGACTTTTTTGGTTGTCGTAACCTTATGGGTCTTGGAAATTGGTTTGACGTTAAACCTAACTCTAGTGGCATTAGACGGTGGGTTATAAGTTGACTGTTTTCTAGTTTCAGTAGAATCAGAACCAACAAACCAAACACCATCGCCAGTAGAATAATACCATACACATCGGTATTCTTTTACATGGGACCTAGTAAATCGCCAAGTAGCGAATACTGTATTTTCAGAGTTTGACTGAATACCCATTCGACTTATTTTTGGGGTTAAAGAATTATTCTTCTTTTTCTTAATCTTTTTGCCTTTTGTATTTTTGAGCGATAAAGTCTGACCGATAAATAACTTATCTATGTTCTCAATATCATTTATCGCACCTAAACGTTGGGCTGCTGCCATAGCATTAGAACCATAATTATATGTAGAATTGAATTTCCAAGCGATCTCCGATAAGGTATCGCCTAGAACCACAGTATAAATATCATCAGCCAAACTTATCGCCTCCTTTCTATTCTGGCTGCTCTGAATATAGTTTCAACAGCATCTGAAATACCACTTCCATCATCGTAAGTAACACCATTAATACTATTATAAGTATTGCCAACGTTACTCATATCTTTTCGAAGCTTATTGATAGCAGAAACCACATCATCAATATTTCCATTTTGACTGTTTTCATCCATCAATGTCTTAATCGCCCTGATGTTAGATGTTGGTGAAACCATAGGATTGCTAAACAAACTTCCTATGGTCGCAGCCTGATCTTTTACATCAGATAAATCGACCACTGGACGAATCGTCGGTGTGGAATTGATACCCATATCAACTAGATTTGCAGCAGATGAAATTGCAGATGAAATTGATTGTGTAGCCATTTCACCCATACTACGCCCAGCTTTAGACACTTTCCTAGTCATGGATTGAGTACCTATAACAAGACCTTCGCCAAGCCATTTACCTGCTTTAATGGTATCTTTAGACGGTGAATTCGAATGCTGACCATCTTTTTCACCCCGAACTGCGGCTCTACCTAAAGCATAACCTGCTGAATAAGCTGCTGATACTTTGGAGTTAACACCTGAGATTAACCCAGCTCCAAGATATGCGCCGTTAGCGTACATTGTTCCATATCCGGTTTTCGAAGCAGATGCTGCTGAAGTAGCAAGGGCTCTAGCCGCAGATACTGCGCCACTCTTTTTAGAAGATATACCTTTAATGAACTGCAATGCTAATTTACTACCGGACGCATTAAATGTTGATGCTTTACCGGTGATGGATTTCTGCATCGAACTAACCATGCTCGTAGCTGCTGATGTGACGGCACCTGAATTAGACTTAATTCCGCTGGATAATGCCTTTGTAAGTTTAGTACCGGCGCTTGTAATCTTACTTGTACCTTTACTAAACGCAGAAGCTACCTGACTGACATTGGTCTTACCTAATTCAGAAATAGCAGATTTGAACTTGGATACACCACTTGTATCTAGTCCAGCAAGACTCGAAATGAATGATTTAAGTCTATTTGCTGCTGTTATTGAACTAGACACTGTGCCGGCGTTCAAACCGGATACTGAATCACTATATGATTTGATAGATTTACCAAGACTAGCTACTTTGAAGTTGCTTATAGAACTACTATCGAATCCAGATAATCCACGTACAAAGTTTTTCAGTCGGTTGGCTGCGGTAATTGATTTGGATATAGTGCCGGTGTCAATATCAGAAACTTTACTGTTATAACTTTTAATAGCAGAACCAATACCTTTTACTTTATTGAAATTGCTAATTCCGGATGTATCCAAATCAACAATGCTCTTAGCAAAGGCAGCAATTCTTCTACCTAATGTTATAGATAAAGAAATCTTACTGGTATCAACTTCAGCAACAGAATCGCCGAATGATTTCATGGCTGTGCCGAAGGCTGAAATCTTAGTTCCAAACTGCTGAAGATTCATCTTGCCATCAAACCAATGTTCTTCTGGTAATGCTTTCTGAAGAGCAGATAACATCTGACCAGCGTTTACAGCATTCTGAATAGCAGACATGTCGACAGCGTTTTCTCCAGATAAAGAACTTGATGCAGTCTTTAATTGTGACGCAAACGTTGCTACTTGAAAACCGAAATTACCAAGGCTCTTAGATCCAGATAAAGCTTGTAGTAAACCATTTGCCGGTTCGACAGTAGATTGTAATTTGGTAAACATCAAACCTATATTAGCTATAGATTCAAGATTTGTTAATCCTTCGGCAGATATACCAGCGACCGCTGTAACAGCTGCACGTATTGAATACGCATATGTAGCAACTTGAGTACCAAGTGTTCCAATATCTTTAGATCCAGCTAAAGCTTGTAATAAGCCATTAGCGGGAGATACTGTAGATTGTAATTTTGTGAATGCTAAACCTATATTAGCTATAGATTCAAGATTTGTTAATCCTTCGGTTGGCATACCAGACACAGCGTATAATGCCATTTTGATTGAATTGACATACAATGTTATTTGTGTTCCTAGATCACCTAAATCTTTTGAACCCATTATAGCCTGTTTAAGACCCAATGCTGGTTCTATTGAAGATTGTAAGGATGTAAACACTTTACCGACATTAGCTAATGATTCAAGGTTTGTTAGATTATCCGTTGAAATACCTGATACAGCTGATATTGCGGTTTTTATGTTATCAACAAAAGCCGAGATCTGATTACCAAAATCACCAAGATTCTTTTCACCAGTTATAGCTTGGAGTAAACCATTCGCCGGTTCGATTGATGATTGTAATGATGAGAAAATTTTACCAACATTAGCGATTTTCTCTATTGCAGTTGTATCGACACCACCAGATTCATTAAGCTTGTTAGATACTCTAACTAGAGTACCAACAAGTATTTCAACGTTCTCAGCAAACTGTTTCATCGGATCTTGACCGAAGTTTAAGAATCTCGAAATACCCTCGAAAATACTAGCGGCACTTATTTCGGTGATAACGTCAGCTAATGTCTTAACGCCATCAAAAGATGAACTATCAATTCCACTGAAAGTATTTACAAATGACTTAAGATTTTCAGCAATCTCTGGTAATCCGGAAGTAGCGCCAGCAGTAAATCCACCGACAATGTTTCCGAAGAATGCACCAAGACCATAACCAAGTTTCTCAAGAACCTGAATACCTCCATCAAGGAATTGCTGAGCTCCAGGTATCAAATCTACAAGTCCAGCTACACCAACCAATACCGCTGCAGCTGCACCAACAGCTAGCATTAATTGAGCTGCTCCGGTAGCTGCTGGGCCTGCTATCGCACCAATTGGAGCAAGAATAGCACATGACGTCGACAATGCAATAAGCACCATAGATAATGCTTTTGTAGTTTCCAGATCGGCTTTTAAGTCATACTTATTAAGTAATCCAAGAATGACTCCCACTCCACCCATAACTAATGTGAGGACTGAGATAGCCGCTAAAGCTGATCCACTAACAGAAGAAACTGTACTAAGTATCTTCGTAGCAGCCGCTAAAGCTATTAAAACACCCGATAATGTTGTAGCGTTTGTGACTGATGCATTTAAATCATACTTGTTAAGTAAACCAAGTATCAATCCAATAGCACCCATTACCGCAGTAAGAACGCCAATAGCCACAAGAGCATTTGCACTTACTGATCCAATTTTACTCATGATAGTCAAAGCTCCAGCCATTGACAACAACATGGTGGATAATGCTACTGCTGATCCGATTGTAGCTTCTGCTGGAAGACTTGCTAGTATGTAACAGATACCAGCTAAAGCTGCAATAACCGCAACCATAATTGCTAATGACTTACCAGATCCAACTATCAACGGTGTCGACTTTGACATGATAGCAAACATACCCATCAAAGTAGACAGACATATAGTTGCCCCAGCGAGTTTCTTTGCATCAAGTAAAGATAACAGAGCTACAGCGCCCGCCATAATAGCAATAGCTGTTGTCATGACTATAAGATTCTTCATACAGTCACTTGCCCCTCTGGTAGCCCAGATCATAGCTGTAAGCATTGCTGATAATAATCCAACGGCTGTCAATCCTTTAGCCAAACTAGCTATATCAACCATACTGAGCAGTACACTAACGCCTGCCATGATACCAATAGCTACAGCCATGGCTGTTAATGTTCCAGCCACTTTACCAGCGCCAGGGCCAGCCATTTTTACAGCTTTAACCATAGCGATCATTAAAGCTCCGAACGCTACTACAGCAGCGGTACCTTTTATTATCTCGCTTGCTGAGAGCATACCGACAAGTTTCATCACGCCAACCATAAGTAACATGGATACAGACATTGATAACAGCAGTCCACTAACCTTTGCTATCGAACTTCCAGAATCCATTTTGACGGAATTCACTAACGCCTTAACGAATAATACAAATGCTCCAGCGAATGCTACGCCTTTGAGCATTTCAGATGCTGATAACTGCCCGGCTAGCTTAACAACTCCCACCATCAGCGTCATAGCGAATGAAACAGACAACAGTAAAGCACTAAGCTTAGCCATTTCAGTTCCACGATCAACACTTACGGCTTTCTTTATACCACATACAAACAACACGAATGCTGCCGCAAATGCAGCGCCTTTAAGCATTTCTTCAGCAGATAAGTGACCAGCAAGCTTAACGACACCTACCATCAGTGTCATAGCGAAAGCCATCTTAATCATCATACCGCCGAGCTTATCAACACTCTTACCGCCGATTGACGTGATCTTAGTTAATGCTGCAACAAAAGCCACAAAGCCAACCGCGAAAGCAGCACCTTTAACCATTTCTTCAGCAGAAAGCATACCAACCAGTTTGACAACAATAGCCATAAGAAGCATAGCTGTAGCCATCTTCTTTATCATCTTTCCTGCTTTGTCGATGTTCTGAGCAGACTTACCTTTGACAAAGGTTCCGAATGCGGCGAAGACAACGGCTATAGCAGCGACGACACCAGCTAATCCAATGAAGCCTTGTTTCATCTCATCTGGATTCATTCCTCCCAACATTTTGGCAGTTGTCGCTATGAGTAATATACCCATCCCAATACTGATTAAAGATGTTTTTAGTCCCTTAATGCTAAAACCTCTATTGCTCTTTTCCAAAGCAATTTCCGAACTAGCAAATTTATTCATCGCCACAGCGAGTCCGACAAGCACTCCAGCAAGAAGTCCAATAACAATAACTCCTTTTGCTAATTGAGCAACGTCAAGCTGAGCTAGTACATAAACAGCCGCCGCAAGAATAGCAATAGATATAGCCATATCTTTCAAAGCACTAGCTTTCATTTGCCATGCTTTAGCATTAAGAACTTTAGAGAAGCTCTTAATTACTTTAGAAGTATTCTTAAGAATTCTCTGAACATTCTTTGTAGAGGCTTCAATCACTCCACTCGCTGATTCAAGTACAGAACCGAGACCTTCGAACGGACTTGCGAATTTGTCGAGAATATCGCCTATTCTTTTAACGACTAATCCTAAACCGATTGTAGATGCCACAACGAATACTTTATTCCAGTCGATTTTCTTTACTGCTTCGAAAAGCTTAGAAGCTATCAAACCAGCAATACTAACAAGATTACTGATACCGTCTTTAAGTCCGTTAATCAAACCCTGAATAGCGTTCTGTCCAACTTCATACATCTTAGTAGATGGCGAATGAATTCCAAGAACACCTTTGATAGCGTCGAGAATACTCTTACCTATTTCAATAAGAATACTAGGAATTGTGTTTATACCGTCCTTAAGACCGTTCTTTAGTCCCTCTAAGATGTTCTTACCAACTTCTGATAAGTCAATATCGTTAATATTCTCAAGGAATTTTTGAACCTGCGGTAATCCTTTAATTGCGTTGTATAAATTTTTAAACGCATTAACTACTATTTTGACACCAGAGGCTAATAACTTGAAGCCACTGGTAATCAGATTATTGCTAAATAAAAAGTCTCTGATTTTAACTATAAAATCACCAGCAATAGCTGTAACATCAAGCAAACTCAGACCGAATACATGCAAGACTGCGGAAATACCCTTAAACGCTAATTTCAAACCACCACCAGTTATGGTTGCGATTATATCGAGAAGCGCAAACACTCCTTTGAATGTTCGTTTGAGTTTGTCCGCTGTTTCATCTGTCATTATTAAGGAACGTGTGAACTTATGAAAAGCTGCGATTATGTTGAATAAATCATCAGCACTCATAGGATCAATAACTTCTTTCCAAGCATCACCAATAGCTTTGAAAACTTTGATGATACTTTGACCTATGTTCTTAAATGAATTTATTAATAACCATCGACCTGTAATTTTGTCCATGTTGTCAATGAACTCATTCAAAGGCATACCTAGTTTATCAGCCGTTTCTCCAAGTTCCTTAAATGCAGCAATCTGTTCGTCAGTATAACCTTTAGAACGCATTTGTTCCTCGGTCATACTAGCTATTTTCTTAATGAGGTTCTTCTTCTCTTCAGTGAGTTTACCTGTTTCTTTCGTTTCTTCTTTGGTTTTTTCTACTGATTTACTTTTAGAACCAAGTAATTTATCCTGAGATGCTATCTGTTCTTTTGTGTAACGGAAGCTATTTCCAAGAGTTTCATTTACTTTATTCTGCACTCGATAATAATTCTGTCCAGCTTTGGTTAAAGCGTTGAAACGTTCTTCACCATTGCCAAACTTACCAAGAATAACATTATCAACAACATCTCCTAATTTAGAAACTGTGTCAACTGACTTCTTAATTGTTTCAGAAGTTTTCTTAACAGGTTCTACAATTTTAGTAATCTTATCGGAAAGGCTTGTAAACCCTTTACCAAGAGCACTCTCAAGTAAACTATTTCTAGCATCAGACATCTTGTTAATAAATCCGCCAAGAACATCTGAAACACTAGTCCATAAGGATTTAGCTTCCTCAAAGTCACCAATTATAAGACGCCATGTTGTAGTCCATCCAGAACCAAGAGCCTCTTTTAAAGTATCAATTAACTGAGAGAATGTCTTAACCTTTGTAGCTGCATCTACAGCGGTGTCGGCCAACTTAACTATCTCTTCAGCCTGCTTTTCAGAATATCCCTGTGCTATTAAATCTGCTTTAGAATATGCTCCAGATAACTGATTTAAAGTTTCTGTTAATACTTCAGTGGTTAGCCATTCACCTTTGGTCAAACTTTCACGAAATGTACCATAAGTCTTTATAGCTTCTTTAGCTCCAGTTTTTAAATGTTCTGAAGTTCGAACAAGTGCATCCTGAAATACCTGACCACCCATACCCGCATTTACAACTGAGTTCCAGTCCATAAGCTGAACTTTACCAGCGGCTAATGCCTGAGAAAGCTGATACATCGCTGTGGACGCTTGCTGCGATGTTGATCCAGATATAGCTGCTAAGTTAGCAATACCCTGGATAGCTTTTACTGAGGTGTCCAACTTAACACCGGCAGCAGTAAACGTACCAATATTTCTGGTCATTTCGGTAAAGTTATAAATTGTCTTATCAGCATAGGTATTTAACTCATCAAGAGCTGCATTAACTTGTTTAACGTTTGTGCCCTCTTTTTGAGTATTCGCCAAGATAGTCTGTACAGCATTAATCTGAGTCTCATACTCAGCGAGACCATCCTTAACCGGATCAATAGTCAAAGCTGAAACTAGGTTCTTACTGGCATTTACTGCTGAATTTGTAATATTAGCAAGGGCTGTTACACCCATTACTTGTAATGCTGAAAACTTAGCAGTCACCGTCTCAACACCACGACCAAGACTATTCATATCAACATTCTTAGCTGCTGTATTAAGTCCATCCAGCCCTTTGGAGGCACCAGATAGATTTAACTTTTGCTTCAATTTATCGAGTGTCGACATACTGGTCTGAACATTACTCTCAAACTGTTTGTTATCAAACCGCATCTCAACGACTCTACTGTCAACAGTCGTACTCATATCCTAGTAACCTCCTTCCAAGCTTCATCAGCAATTCTATCAAAAACTGGTTGAATAGCCGGATTGATATAATCTCGACCCTGAACCCATCCGCCAGTTCCAGTTCCATGTCCATACTGCAAGATAACTGCAATAGGAACACCTTTGTTAATGTTTGAGTTTTTATAGACTATAGAAACAGAGCTTCCTTTACGTTCTATTTCATAAGTCCACGAACTGGCTGTTAAACCAGTTTCTGTCGGCGTAGCAGACGCAAGGGCGGCCACTCCTTCTCGGCCGTACTTGTCTAACACACCGAGTTTTGCAGCTTCTTTAAGTCTTTCAAGATATCGAGAAGCCTTAGAGAAATCACCCTTTTGTCTAAAAGTTATCAAACTGCTACCTCCTACTTGGAAGTCCATTTATTCAAACCATCAGGCTTGATAAGTAGACCTTTCTTTGCGAGTGCGAATAACGCGTTTTTAACTTCTGTACTATCGGCATTAGCTGCCGCAATCTTACCTAAATTATTACTGCCAGCACCAATTTCTCTGTTATGTAAGAACTCCGTAATGGATTTAACGTCGTCGTTCTTCAACGTGCTAAAATATTTGACGCCGGCAACTCTATCTTTTGTGTAGTCTTTTTCTACTGTTTTCTTTTTAGCAGTCTCTACTGGTGTCAAGAACAATTTCTGTTCTGCGACTCTACGACGAGTAAGACCGCGATATACTTTACCGCCAGCTTTGTTATACTTAAGCATAGCTGTTGAAATCTCTTTTCTAGTTCTAGTGCCATTAGCAGTCAACTGTTTGATACTGCCGATGTTATAAGCAAATGAAACTAAAGCATCGATTTCGTTCTGATTCCACTTGTATGTTTTGTCATATTTCATAACAAGAGGAAGATACTTCTGATTTAACGATTTTGTGAGCCATGATTCAGCAGTAGCTTGAGAAATTGTAAGTCCAGATTTAATAGTTGTTTTGGTGATACTCTTGTCGGAGTTTGTAATACCATACCCGATGGTCCAAACACCGACCTCATCTTTGTAGGCTTTTAATTTACAGCCCTCAAACTCTTTAACAAGGTTGATACATTTTTTACTTACTGTAGCCATATCTATCACCCCTTAGTATGTAATTGTTTTCGCCGAGCAGCATTTAGCTCGGTATTTTGTCTAAGAATTTCATTTCGACTCATTTTCTTTGATGGCGAATTTTTAACACTACATACCCTTATCAAAGTTAAGAGTCTTTTAATATGCCATTTTTCAAACTCGACAGGAATATTGTTGGCTATCATCCAATAATAAATAAGTTCAGACGTAGTCTGCTCTCCGTTATTTTTTGACTCGCTACGTTTAGGAAATGTTGTGGCGGTCATCGAATCGTTCATGTATTCTCGAATTTCTACAATATTCGATTGAGTTAATCGGTCGTACACTTTAGAATCAATATTCTTATCGAGTGTCATACATTTTATATAATCTATTGTTTCATCAAGAGTCAGCTCCTTATCAGTTAGAAAAGGTTTATGCCATTTTGACTCCCACTTAGAAAGAGCGATGAGTGAATGCTCTAAGTGCAACACCTGCTCTTTCTCAACAGTTTGATAGACAAATTCTTCTTTGGCTTCATCCCATTGTTCCGATTCGGTAGCCGGTATTGTTATAGTAAGCATCACTCATCCTCCATTGTTTTCATATTTAATTAAACAACTGGAGCAATCCCCTGTTTAGCTGCTTCTGCTGCAACATCAGCTGGGATAATTCGATTCACGAATTCTGCTGCTTTGTCAGCATCTGTAGCTAATTCCATGAACAAATTAGAGTAAGCTTCTGTCTGAGAGAAAGCTGTTGAAAGCTCATTGGATTTAATGAATCTCTTACCATCTGGAGATTTCTCACCATAAGCCTTAAGGATAAGATCCTTGAAAATCTTAATAATAGATGGTGCATCCTGAGCTGCTACAATTGCCTGAACCATTTCGGCGTATCCGCCTGAAGTGCTCATCTCCATTTCCATAAGCTCTGCCTGGCTAAGATTGAAATAGAATGATTCAGTTCTCTCAGTTCCGTTATAATCCTTATAAGTAATTTCCTTCTTTAACATAGTTTTTCTCCTTTCATTTTTAGAAACAAAAAGACCCCGCCTACATAGACAGGGTCCTAATGGTATTTAATTTACGCCGCAGCGCTTTCGATAATAGACTTAATTTCATCGGGTAATGGTAAGCGAGCTTCTGCTGCTGAACTACCGTACAGAACGTCCTCAATAGCTTTCATCTTAGCTGCACCAAGTTTAACAGAATCAAGAACAAGAGATGCTGTAGGTTTGAATCCTGTTACATTAACAGGTGTAGTTGATACTTCCCAAGAGAAAGTGATAGCTTCTGGTGAATCATTTACAGTAGCATATGCTTTCTCGGATGGAGCAGCAAGACAACCGTATACAATATGAAGCTTGTAACCATATTCATTACCTTTAACATCATTACCGAGTGAAGTTCTGTAACTAAGACCGAATGTCTTACGATCCTGCTGACCGATAGTAACACCTTCAACAAGAGATCCAGAACCGTCGCATTCTGCAAATTCGTCCGGATATGTATAAGCTTCAACAGTGGCTTTGAATTCCTCTGTAGAAAGAAGATTCAAATACTTAATATCATCAGCATATAATGGAGTAGGTTCTGCTCCCTCTGGAGATTCAGTTACAGCTGTAAGACCATTCCAAGCTACGCCTTTTGGGTATGCGCCGTTATCGTCCTGCGGGTAAAGAACTCCCTGTTTTACACCGGTTTCATAAAGTCTTTTACCGGCATCGTCCCATGTTAATCTCTGAGTAGCCATTTATTTGCCCTCCTTTAAAAATATAGACTAAATGTATCATGATTAAGATTATCAGATTTGTAATGCCTGTCATAAGAGCAATACTGTAAACCTAACAACTTATCAAGAACTGGATCGTCAGGTTTCTTAGATATGACTGTTACATCGTATCTATTAATTTTGGAATACTTAGTGTCATTAGCACTAGCAGTCCTAATATTACTTTTGGAGTACACAATAGCTGGGTACTCCATTTTGACGGTTTCGGGAGGCTGGTAATAAACCTGTCTACTACCAAGTAACTCTTCTAACTTACTCTGAAGTTCAATCCGTGTTCCCATTGTAGACACCTCCTATTGTAAGATTTAATCGAGGGGGATGGACGTCTATATCAGTGATCTTCCATCTAGCTCCCATGATTTCAGCGTATGCCATATGTGAGCAATTCTCATAAGCAAATGGATCGGCTATAATGCTAATCACACTCGTGAGATTGATGTCATCGTTGACATTGCCTGACGACTGACGCCTGTACTTATCACTGATTAGATCACCATAATAATCTCTTGTGACAATAGTATCTTCCCACACGCCAGGCTCAGTTTCTCCTGTTATAGCATAGCCGATTTTACCAAACCATTTACTCATAATATTTCACCTAGGCAGATTTAGCTGTGGCAAGATCAGCCTGTGTAGCTGTTGTACCGTTAGTCTTAGCATAAGTAACTGTAGCAACCTTGCTTACAACTTTGAAGCTGATAGGTTTATACATTACTCCCGTATCAACAATAATCAGCCCCCTAACAAACAGGTCTTCCAGAACATCAGCTGAAACCTTTGTTTTGAAACCTTCTTCCAAGTATGCATAACCGTCAGATTTTACATAAACCTTGGTTGCTGCTTCATACATTGTGTCATCATGATGAAAAATTCTATCCATTACAATATCCTCCTTTTACTTATTAGCTAATTGGCTCTTCAAGAGCGATTGCAGAATACAGTTTAATAAGGGAACCTGACAGACGTGTCTCCAACATATATTTATATCTGTTGAAGTCCATGTCGAAGTCTTCGAATTTAGTAATCTCTCCACCCTTTGTGGAACCAAACTGATAGTCAGCAAGGTTTACAAACAGACCAAGAAGACCTTTCTTATGACCGTCAGATGTTTCTCTCTGAAGTCCTTCAAACTGCTCTACAGTATGAATTTCACCAACGTTAAGTGCTGCTGCAAGATCCGCTTTGGAATCGTAAATACGACGACCATTTAAGTCACGGGCCAGAAGCATTACATTTAACAGATGTGGTGTGCAGTAAAGATCTGGTGTTCCAGAACCTTTGAATTTCTCACGAGAATATAAAGCTGCTTCAATCATTGCTTCAGCTTTGATGTAGTTCTCACTGAAGTTTACACTGGTGTTAGTACCCTGAAGTTTAGTCTTAGCTGCTTCAAAGTCTACATCCTGATGGATACAATACAGATCATCATCATGCCAGATTGAACGAATGTGATCTTCATGGATCTTGTCTGGGTCGCCTTCTTCACGACCGTCACCAACCAGTGCAGCCATAGCAAGAGTTTCGTCCAGGATGTGACGCATTAATTTCCACTGGTATGCTACAACATCGAAATCTGTGATATCAATAATATCATCACGATGCATATCATCTTTGATGTAGATAGTCTGAGGATCAGTTGTTCTTCCGATCATCTTGATATCCGCCATGTTCTGTTTGTAGTTACCTTTCTTCTGATAACCCTTAGCTTTCAGCTCAGCAATTCGAGCATCCGCCTGTCTTGTACGAATACGACTATATGGAGATTTATGGATCTTAGAGATTACTGCTGCGATCCAGCTCTGGTCTCTTTCCAGTGTCTCCGGTTCACCTTTCTTAAGCAGCTCGTACTCTGGGAATAATTTCTCAGTATCAGCATCAGTGAATACACCGTGTGCAAGAGTATCACCAAAGTTCTCCTCAGCATAAATTTCCATAGCTGTTTTTAGACTACCTACACCACTCTGTTTAGCTAAAGAAATAATAGCTTCCTCATCGGAGTGGCTAAGTACATTTGGCTGCTGCATTTCTTCTTTATCGAATACGTTATGCTTCATTCCATCTTCCTCCTCATCATCATTACTATCGTCATCAGATACGCCATTCTCTTCAAGAGCCTGGCCGACCATTTCATACATGACCTCTTGCTGTTCTTCAGTCATACTATCAATAACTTCCTGTATTGTTTTTTTAGATCCAGAATTTTCAGGTGCTTTATTATCGTCGCCCATATCCGGTTCTCCTTTCTTTTCTTTAGGCTCATCAGAGTGATAGAGCATGATGTTCTCATCATAAGAAGCATACATAGTATCCTCTTCACCTTCACCGTGAGCCATTACAAAGTCTACATATGCTCCAGGATTAGCTCCGGATAATACAAGACTAAGTTCTCTAATATTTCCATGCATTACATCAGAACCAATCTGTTTAAGCTGGTTAGCCCAAATAGACAAGGATCTAATATCCCCGTTCTGGAGTAATTTCTTAGCATGTTGCCCCTGTTCAGTGTCATTAAACTTACCATATGCATAAACGCCGTCATCACGGTTTTCAAGCATGGCATGACCTAATACAGCATTCGGGTCATTATGTTCATGATTCCAAACTAATGGGACTTTGCATCCATCATTATCTTTGAATGCGTCTCTGCGGATTGTTCTTCCATCACTACACTTTAAATCGTTTCGTGTAGCCCATCCGCCAAAGTCATAACTACCCATTTTGAATTTCTCCTCCTTCTTCAGAATCTTCAGTCATTTCATCATAAGGCAACATAGTTTGGTCAGGCTGACTTATATTACTGTTTGTAAGTTCATCTGCCTTAGGATCATCAGATGGTTTCATTCCGATTACCTGCCTTATCTCGTTGGATGTCATAATCTCATTTCGAGTAAACTTATCAGCGATTTCAGCTATATCATTAACTGGAACAAGCTTGAATGGGTTTGTGAAATAGGAGATCGACTGTCCCTGTGACCGAGCTGTTTTAGTGAGAAACTTTCGTTTCATTTCGTTAACAATTGCTGACAGAATAGGCTCAACTGTCCTATTATTATAGTTCAGCATAGTTTTTTCATCGGCGGTTCCATTGAGAACCTCTTGCGTAATACCTAACTGGCTATACACTATATTAGTTAAGTATTCTATTTGCTTTAGAAGATTGTTTTCGAGTGATCGATTTAACTGGGTTATCTTCTCAGTACCATCAGCATAAGCTATTCCATACTTAGAACCAGCTAACTGTTCTTCGAGATCCTGTCGTCGTCGATTAGCCTGCTCACGCCTTGCTTCTGTTTTAACAACATAAGGTAACTGTATAATTAAGTCCAATTTACCGGATGCCGTTTGTTCATCTGTCACATCCAGTAAAGCCAGCTTTCTTTTTAACCTTTGCATGGTTGAGTTATGCTCATTTACAACTGCATATAATGGATTCTCAATAATGCCAACTTGTTTCTTTGGTAGAAGAATATCTTCTTTCTCGCCAGTCTTATCATTATACACTCGAACTCTTACGTGTTCTGGATACCAATCTAAAATCTTTCCAGTTCGCATAGACAATATGTCATAAGAACTTGTGATCTTTGGATTGATTGTGGTGTCTACTGGTACTATAGCAACGCAGCCCTCATCAAGCATAGACATAACTACATCCTGAATAAATGCTCGTCCAGTCTGATCGATGTTAGCCTCTGTACTAAGACACTCATTAAGATTTGACTTAATATCTTCTATGTATCTATTGTTTTCGTCGAGTCTGCAATGTTTGATGTCTATTCCAGCGACATCGAGAGCAATACGGTTAAATATTGAAGTTATGATAGACCGTTCATTTCCTCGAGAAAGTCTGGGTCTATCTGGTCTGCTAGAATAACTCGATCCTTTAGGTATAAAAGTTGGATCTTTATTCATAAAAGCATTAAAGGCGTGTTTCAGCCTTGTTCCAATATTAATTTCCATTTTGATTTTCTCCTTTTATGGTTAAGCGACAGAGAGCTACTCGCCGTCACCTCTCGGTTTTCGCTCTATAGATTTGCCGCTTTTAAGCTACTCTTCTTTTTACATAATTCTTTCCCGAATCTTTATGTTTTTTACTAATTTGAGAAATATTCTTACCTTTAAACGTCTTATCCATCTGTTTAACCCACTTCTGAGCTTTACGCTGAGCACGAATGTAATCAGTTTGAGCTTTACCCGCTTTCATATCGCGACGTTCAGATTTATCTTTGTACTTGTTGGCTTTGAACTGAGCTCTATCAGCCTTAACCTGAAGCTTAGCCGCTTTCTTCTGATTCGGAATAAATCCGTATTTCTTCTTATCAGCTTTACGCTGGTATTTATCAGCCGTGGCCTGTAACTTTTTGTACTTGGCAGACACTCCAGTATTAGCTTTAACTGTGGCTTTCTGAGCTTTAGCTTTTGCAACTTCCACTCGTTTGTCAAGCTTATTTCTTTTAGCCACAGCTTTACCGTATGACTGGGCAACTCTACCTCTATGTACCCCCCATTTCATACCGAGAACACCATAATGCATTAATTCGTTATCATTCATCATTAATCGTCACCTCTATTCGAGCTCTACACCTTCAACCTCAGCTCTAACTTCTAAACAGCGGATATACTCACTCATATATCGCTTCTGCTCAAGAAGTAATGCTTTAGTGCATTTTGGAGTGAAGTCGAGTGTTCCGGCATCTAACTTAACGAGCATCTTTCGTAATTTTTCATAACGAATCTTTACCTGAAGATACTCGGCTTTTAATCTCTCTTTATAATTGTCACTATTCATGAGATCAATGGTTTCTTTTAATTCCATGTTAGCCTCCTTACTCAAAAGCTTCTCTATTAATCTTGAAGGCGACATAAGCATCCATCATAGCTGCGACAGCATCTATCTTATGGTCATATCGATTCTTCAAAAGTTTTCGGTTTCCATTTGTATCCTCAAGGGTGATACAGTTACCCATGGTAAATGTCATTAAGTCTTCATCGAATAGAAGTATTCTCTCTTCGGCAAGTTTCTTCAACTCACCAAGAGGAACAGACTCAGTCTTAGCTCCTTGAATTACTTTAACAATTCCGAATGGACCATTCTCTCGTTCCCATCGCTCAACAAACTCTCGAGCATTGTATGGGTCATAACCAAAGCATCGAACATCGTATTCTCTTTCGGCGATATGATTATCTAAGTCTTCATAAACGTCCATCATATCCAAAACAGTTCCAGGCATAACTATTAAGCTGCCTTCTTTCATAAACTCGTCATACTTGATTCTCATAGCAGACGGCAATTTCATAAGTGTTAACTCTGTTATGTAATTTCGAGTCTTGATCCCAAATGATCCATCTCGTAATGGGAACATAAATGTGAAAGCACAGAAGTCATCACCCTGCGATAAATCGACCCCAAGAGCACAAGGCATCTGCCAGTATTCTTTCTTTCTATGAGGGAGTGTTTCTTCGTAAGTGAAGTAGTATGTATAACCCTCCATAGGTATACCGAATCGTTTTGCAAGGATATCGTTCCTTGCTGCTGGGTTCTTTTCTGCTCTTTCTACATCTAACTGATAAGTATCATATGTAACAGTCTTTCCGATGTTAGGATTTGCTTTGAGCCATGTTGCCGGATCGGATACTTCATCGATGGAATCAAGTTTGTACCAGAAGATAGAAGTATGAGGAGCATTGTACTCGCCCTTAAGTATCTTCATTAATTCCATTTTGATTGTGTCACCACTACCATTACGGACTGTACCCTCTGAGCTAATAGCGATAATCAGATAGTCGTCATTCTTACCGCCACTTTGTTCTTTTGCAGCACCCTGTTCAAGAGCGCCGATAACGTCTTCTCGAATGTCTCCAGATAGCCATTCATCGACAGTTGCAACTTTAACTCGTAAACCCTGAAGCTTATCAATCGACATCGGTCTGACTTCAAGAAGTGAACCTGTCAGAAAATTCTGAATTCCTTTCTTAGTCGAAGCCAGCTTAACACGATTTGCCTTAGATCCAGTCGTGTTCTGGATAGAACCTTCAGTTAAGAACTTATAGAGTGGGCCTCTCGACCTTGTGATCGCGGTTCTTATCGGAGACATAACTTCTTCAGCCTGAGCCATTGTCGGAGCAGTGGTAACCTGATGTGTTGTTGCGGTATCAACATTCAAGAAGTAATTCTGTATACAACTTGCGTACATTGATTTAGCAGCACCTCGAGCTACGATCAAATACTGTTTAGTAATCAATCGTTTCTTAAGTGTTTTGGTTACATAATGTCCACCATGCCCATCTGGATCTGGTTCATAGATACTTCGATCAACAAAGTAATACCAGCCAAATATTTGCTCGGCCCAAAGTTTGAATGAATCAAGTAGGTGTAAATCTTCACCATCGGTTAGAGTAAGCTCGTTTTCGCAATAATTAATAAAACCCTGAATCGCTTGGTCATCATACCAAATTCCAGGGTTAGCAATTAAAGTGTCTATTCGATTCATTTCCATTTCCATCTCTTCACAGACTGGAATTTCGCCTCTCATTACGGCTTCACGAAACATGCCGTAATACTTTGGCGTGGCAGTGTTTGATAAAGCCATAATTATTCACCTACTTCTTTTTCTTCTTTTTCACTGGCAACAGAGGATAATTTGGTCTTCTGTCAGAATTAACTTCTGTCCATTCAACATCGATTGGATCATCATTTCGCCTTGATCGAGTTTGCTGCTGATGTTTAGTCCTACTTGTACCTTCACCTTCTACAGTACCTGTCCAGGTTTCTGTTCGTTCGGTCTCGTTAGAACTGTTATGTTTTTTCTTCTCAGCATATTTTCCTTCTTTAAAGTATTGCTGACCTTTGTCAACCTTCTGCCTGTTTTCATAATCTTTAGCTTCTTTAGCTAATCGTTCGGACTCACTAACTGTGTCCTTCAAACCCAATTTTTTTTCAAGATATTTATTAAGGGTTGGTTTTCCTACATCGTTCCATGCTGTTTTAGCAATTGTTCCGCCAAACTTCTGAACAAACGATTTCCCTTTAGAAATCTTACGTGGACTCATCGCCGAAATTTGCCTCTGTAAATCCAGAACGTCTTTCTGTGTCTGGAGATAAGACTTCTGTGTCTGAAGTTTTTTTGTCTTCTCTTCTAAACTTTCATTTTGAGATTTTGATTCACTGTTGGAAGAACTTGATTTTTTAGTAGGACTTCGTCTAAGCTGTTTTCCAGTCAATTCAGTATACTGAGATTTCAGCTTAGCCACTTTCTTGCGTCCAGCCGGAGTAAGACTTCCGTCTTTATTCTGATATCTTCTAATTCCCCATCTCTGACCTTTTATACCATGATGCATTAAAACATAATCATTCATTTTTTGTTCACCTCCTGTGCGTTAGATTCCGCTGCTGCATTGAGACGCCATTCGAATTCATTAATCATTCTATTAGTGCTTTCCATGACAACGGAACTTGAAGGTGGGTCAAAAAGTGTTCTAACTTTCAAATGAATATATGATTTTACAAGTTCAAGATTCTTTCCATCTGGGATAAATTCATTCCATGTATTAGACTTATCATTAATAATGAATCCTTCTGGGGGACCAACACCCAGCTGTGTGAGAATCATAAAAACAGAATTTATGTGGGTAATTATTTGAGCATCGAAATAATCGTAATCTTCTGTGATTCCAAGTAGCAACTTAATTGACGTAAGTATGCTTTCCACAGTAATACCTCCTTTCTTGTTAATCGTGACGCCATGGACAAGTATCATTTTTCGTCCTAATTGTCGGTTCAACAAATAATATACTTTCATCACCATAGTGAATAGCATCATGCGTAACTTTCATTGTTGTAATTAAATACTCTGGATTTAATAAAAAATCGCTTCTATTCAAAATATCTTCTTTTGTTATGGCGTTCATGTGATGAATTAAAACTCGTCCATGGATATCTCTACCTTCTATACCAAGATCACAACCGTTGTCTCTGAATATCACAAAGTCTCGAATAGCGAGCCTTTAGATTTGTAGAATGCCTGATTAAGCCATCTATCAAATCCGAAAGTGTCAGCACCAACTTGTCCGGGTAGTTTAAGGTATCGGAATCGTTCTTTAAACGTTGGTATTTTGATTAATTCGCTGTATGTTTTAATACTCATCAGCATCACCTTGTCCTGCGTAATTTCTCATAGCTTTGATGGCTTCTTCATATAAACTTTTCATCTCTTCTCCAGATTCTATAGCTTCTGTTTTTGCTCTAAGAAGTTCATTCTCTTTCTCAAGTTTCTCTCGTTCAAGTCTTTCTCTTTCTGTACCGAGCTTTAAAAAATGTGTTATCACCTGAGAAGAAGCTGAACCGTCTAATAGTTGTCGTTCAGCTGCGTCCATAGCAAGAGCAATCATCTGATTCTCTCTAGCTTTCGGAGTCATTGCTGGTCTAATCTTACGAGTAGTACCAGTTTTTTTCACTTTAGCCATATTCACAACCTCCTCTCATGTATTATTTGTATAGTTTATGTGGTCTTCAGAAGGGTTTATAGGGTGAACGACCTACTTTTTAGGAGGCGAAAGGAGATAAACCGTATGACAAAAGTAACCAGAAAACTTAATAAACCATCAACTCAACCAAGTAATACCTATAAACCCCTCTGAACACCGCATAATATTATTTATAAATATTTGAAATGATATCCTCTATGGGTTCGCTGCCTACCCCTAAGACAATCATTTATATGTCTATTGTTTCCGTTAATTTCTTTAGCACATTCTTCGAGAGTCTTAAAAATTTCGCCAGTTTCAACTATCATAAACGGTCTTCCATGTCTACCTGCTTTTGGATTTTTCTTACCTTGCATTCCGTATGATGGTCTAACTAAACCGTTATCCCAAGCATGTCTACAATTTTCTTTTTTAGTTACCCATTCAAGATTTGATGCATTATTATTGTGTTTATCTCCATCTTTATGATTTACTTCTGGTTTATTATAAGGATTTGGAACAAATTCCTCAGCAACGAGACGATGGACTCTAGCTTTTTTTCGTTTACCATTTCTATATAAATCCGTTGTAAGATAACCTTTTGTATCTCGCATTGAATGATCCTTGTTATTTCCTTTTCTTCTAACTCTACCCGTGTTAGATACTATATAATTCGGATTACCTCTTATGTTTTTCCATTCTTCCATATAAAAACCTCCAACTAATAATAAATATAAATGGAATCAACCTAGAATTTTTCCCGGATTGTGAAATATAAATTAACCTCCGCAGATTTTTCGAGGACCGCGGCGATGTATGGAGGGGGTGTAATTTTCGAGACCCCCCCTATGCTTTTTTAGCTCTCTATGCTGGTGTCTTACTTTCTGTTGGTAAACGTTTTCCATTTCGCCAAACTTTTTTGTAAATATTTAAGAAATCATTGTCGATTATTGTATCGATTGCTCTTTCATGCTCTTCATTAGACTCTTTTTCTGACATATCATCAGTAACTTGCTCAATCCTACCTAATATCGAGCAAGTGTTGTAACCTTTTTCTACATCAAACAGAAACCATTGAGTGAACTGTTCAAATGGGTCAAAAGGATTATCAAATGTAGTTAATCTACAATCATTAGTCATTCAATTTCACTCCTTTTCTTTATGCTGTTTTAAGATACTTAGAAACAGTTGACGTAGAAATGCCAAGCTTATCTGCAATCTGTGCTATTGTATACGATGCAGACATCGCTTTGATTCGGTTCACTTTAGCTGTGGTAAGTGTCTTTGATTCTTTAGGCATCGCACGCTGTCTTAACGAATCTGGGTCACAATTATTAAGTATTCGTTTTAAAGTTGTCTCGCTAATAGCGCCTGATTGAATAGCTTCCCATTCTTTATCGTTAATGATAATATTCCTTTCTTTTCTTGCGATAGATCCAACTTCCTCACGATATTTAGTCAGAGCAACTTGTCCTGCTTTCTTAATATCTTTAGACTTTAATTTCTCTCCGGCATCCTCGGCTGCTTTCTTCTTAGCCGCGACAGTGGCCGCCGCCATTCTATTGGCAGTTCTTTCTCTAACAGTATTAAGCTCAGCCTTTCTAAGTTTTTCGGTAAGACTTTCTACTTCATTTTCATATTTTCTCTTAGCATCTCTATTATAGGCAATTTTCCCGGTATTCACCATTTCAGTCCGTGCTTTATTTCCCATTGCTTTCATACTATTGGCGTATTCAGCATACACAAGTTCCATAGGATGTTTACGCTCGGATACTAATGTCATAGCATCGTCAGTCTCTGCCATCTTAGTAGACTTCTGAGTCCGAGTCTTAACCACTTCTGTGGTTTCGCCAGTACGTTTATTAACCTTAGTTACTATGTAATCAGCGTCGTCGGCTTTTCTGTAAATCAAAGCCCCTTCTGGTCTTGACGGGTCATACCAATCTTTACCTTTCTGATTAATCTTAGGGGTTCCTTGTCGTTTGACTACATCTTTCTCCCCTGAACCACGAGATACAATAGTAGAAGCTCCACCTCTCGCTTTACCTTGGTATTTCTTCATAAGAGCTGATATGTTGTTATCTTTTTCAGAAGCTTTGTAATCGAGCTTATGCTTTTCGGCATCAATTACAACCATTGAATGTTTAACCGCTCGGGCTATTTCATGATCGTCGGCCCCAAGCAATGTCATATCGGTGATAAGATTTGAAATTCGTCCCATCTCGGTATCAGTCTTCTTCATAATCTGAACTTCGTTGCCATTACGATAGTAATGTTCTTTTTTATCAGAGCCAATTTTCATCACTGTTCCATATTCTAACTTATTATCGAAACCTTCCAATTCTTTCAATGGTGGTTTATTAGCAACTTTTACTTTACCATTACCTGTAGGTATACACATTACAGTGTCGCCATCAAAATCAGCCCCAGACAATCGTTCTGCCACCTTACTATTAATTCCGATAGCATCAACGGAAGTCTTACCAATCATCTTAATACCTTCTCTATTTTTATTGTTTACTGTAACAATAGGTATTTCAAATGTTCCACCATGAGGGTATCTGATGAGAGCAAGTTTAGTTCCATCT